AAAGTTCAGGACGATATCTTGTGGCTCGGGATTTGTCTATTCAACTCTGCAACCTCTTCAAGGCGCTTTGCTTGGCGCTTGGAAAACTCAGAAGGCGTCTACGATGTTAGACGGTGATCTTAGATCCGCAACAGAACTTGTTCTTTGCAATCGGTCTTTCAAGAGTGTGAGTTTTTGCTCAAATCCTTGGAATGAACCCGAGTGGTTCTGTAGTGTGGACTATGAAAGTGCGACAGACTTGTTGGAGCTGTCCGCCACAGAGGCCGTGATCGACCGGGTTGGGGTCGCGAAGGGTGACGAGGGGGATCGTACAATCTCTGCCTTACGGCAGTTGTTATACACGTCTCTTCTCGACATTCAAGCGAAATATCCGCCTGAATTGATTAAAGCTTACGGAGGGAATTCGGTGGTCAAAATTCGCAGAGGACAGATGATGGGGCATCCTTGCTCTTTCGCTTTACTCTGTGCCATTAATTTGACTGTCTACCGTCTTTCGATCTGTCTGGCTGTGGTAGCCGATCTTCCTGATCGGATGATCGCTTCATGGGGGAAATTGGGGGTGAGTGTCGACACGGAGCACGGAACGGGGAGGGAGGATCTTTCGAGCCTCTACTCTCCGCTTCGTTTTCCGCGTCTAGCTCACATGGGATCCAGAAGGTATTCCGCTGCATTGTTTCTGTACAGGCTGATGCTCGCTACTGAGGCCCCGCTTACGCGGAGCATTCAGGCAGCACGTCCGCCTGTCATTCACTTGCCGCGAAAGGTTCATGGACCCCTCTCTCCTGTGAATGTCCTCAAGGATCAAATGAGCGTCCTAGTGGGACATGACACTGGGGCTTGGTTATGGAACAGATGGAACTCTGTCAAGGTGAATGGTGATGATCTTCTCCATCGTTCGCCTCTACGAGTGCACGAGATCTTCTTAGAGGTTTCTCGCTCAGTTGGATTCAAATTGAGCGTCGGAAAGTTTTACGTTTCTCGACATACTGCTCTCATTAACTCTCAAATGTTCGTACTTGCGTCGGAGGGGGAGAAAGAAACTCTCCGTTCAGTGGGCTACCTTAATTTCAACGTTATTGAGGGAACTTCGCTGAAGGCTGGTGATAGCCGCGCAACTCCAGAAAACTTATCTAAGGATCTAAACAAGATTTTCGAGCTTGTTCCTTGGTCAGTGCCGATTCTTCCTCGCGTGATGGACCGTTGGAGCTCATTATGGTACGGTGAAATATTCCGTCCAAATTGGTTTCTTCCTGTCACACTTGGTGGTCTTGGAATCGATGAGAAATTCATGGGGTCAGAACAATCACGCATCACGAAGGCTCAAAGATCTGTAGC